CAGATGTGTATAAGAGACAGCTAATATTTAGAGTATGTTAGTTAGGTGTTATTTGTGTAGCAGAACCTGTTACAACCCCTGAATCTACAAAGTAAGGAGCTTTTTCTTCCTGACCTTCAAATGTTAAAGTAAATCCTGATAGGTCGCCTGCACCTGCTCCTGTGACAATTGTTCCCCCAGTACATTCAACTCCATTTTCTAATCCACATAAAAATTGATTACCCAAATAGTCCTCTACCACTAAATGAGGTCTACTTACTGCTAGAAGCTGAACCTCTTGTTGAGTTGCAACATCTAAATATGTAAGTGTAAGATTAAGAGTTTGAGCATAAAATGTAGTACCATTCTCACGAGAGCTGTTAATTGCACTCTCTAATGATGAGCTTCCTTTTACGTCATATTGAAACCAAGCAGGTGTTCCTGACATTGAATCAATAGTACCATCAGCATTTATAGTAACCGTACCTAAAGTTCCGTAATCAGCAAAATACACTACTTTTATTCCTCCAAAACCAGTCTTGCAAGGTAGTTTTCTTCCTGTTGTTAAAGCACAAGCCATATTTATTTATTTTTAAAAGTTAAACAAAAAGGGTAGGTATTAGCTACCCATTTATTATATTATACAGTTGGGTCGTAAAGAACGATTTCAGAACCATATCCATATTGGACTGCTGCTGTGAATCGCATAATTACTCTCACATTTTGACTTCCATCAAGGTCAGCCATATCCAAAGTTTTCACGATATTTAAATCATTCATTAAACCAGTACCAAACCATAGATTTGATTTCTGAGCCAATACCATTTGGTTGTCAGTCATTCCCCAAGCTGGAAAAATATTAACACCATCAAAAGATAGAGCTTGACCAGAATACCACATTTGAGATTTATTCTCGATTCCTCCTGTTACATTTGCAAATCCTCCAAGAGCTCTAATGTATGCTTGAGCTACATTTTGAGATACATAAAGATTTAAATCTTCTTTACCATAAAGAGCAGATGGACAAGCATCAATAACTTTCGCCATTTCTGCAACTACGTTAGCATTTGTTACAGTTGTTCCTGTAATATCTGAAACATCAGCATCAGCTTTTGCTAAAGTGATTAACCCATCAAATTCTCCTGCAGTAGCATTAGCACCTACCCAGATATTTTGTTCAGTCTTTTGAGCAACTTCTGCTGCTACGTGACCAATTAAAAAGTCTGAGAAATTTGGAGGTAATTTTTCATAAGCAGAATATCCCATTTGTACTGCTTCCCAATCTGAAACGAAAGGAGTTTTGCACAATTCAAGATTGACCTGAAATTCTTCAGGAGCAATTATTCTCTCTGTTAAAGTTACGTTTCCAGCGTTTGTGAAATCACAACTGCCATCTACTATTAAGCCAGAAGTAGCTACTTTTTTAACAACTTCTTTTAGCTTGATATTCGGTTTTACTTCGATACCACCTTTTGCAATAGTGTTACCTGACAATAATGCGGCAGCGATGTATTTCCCCGAAAACTGTCCTGCATAAGTACTTGTGATTGTTAAAGCCATTTTTATTTATTTATTTAATTATTAATTGTTTATTATTTTTTCCATTACCGAATCTAAAACAGACATCGGTCTTTTATTTCCAAACTGAAATTCAGCTTCCTTTTTAAAATTGCCTTCTGGACTATGTTTAATAGGCTCGACAGAAAGTTCTTCTTTTTCTTCATCTTTTGATGCTTCAAATTCTTCTTTAACTGTACGAGACTTTATTTGTCTTTCTTCGTCTGTGTCTGCCTCAACAGATTCTTCAGTACGAGGTTCTTTATCAGCCTTTAAATCTGCAACTGCATCTTCAAGGTTCTTAATTCTTTTTTCCATTCCTGCCCAATCGTCAACTGCAGCTTCGTCATCTCCTTCTTCTAAATCTTCAGTTTCTTCTTTTTCAGGAGCTTCGTCACTAACTTCCCTAACATCAGCAATTACACCTTCTTCTTCAACAACGATTAATTCGCCTGATTCTAAAATGTATTCGCCAACTGGCATAGCAACCCTTTCATCTTCTGTTTTGATAAAAATTTCTTTGCCTTTCTCAAATGAATCTGCTTCTATAACAGTACCATTTTCTAATTTTCTTTCTTCCAATTTAACTTGAATGTCCAGAAGTGTTTTAATTTTATTTATCATTTCACTTGATTTCATAATTATATTTATAACGTTTATTAATTTTAATTTTGCATTTTTACCCTTGTCTATATATTGTTCCTATACCTTGAGCCCAAATTGAACCATCGCAACAATCCCTAGAATAAGTGTTACTATCTTTACACAAACAACCCCTTGTGCCTCCTTTTGGACTTGTCCTACTTGGAAAATATCTATCACTTTGTCTCACTTATTTAATAATGTTTTTTATTTCACTTAATAAGCTCTGTGCTTTTTGTTCTGCCATATCTACTTTTGGCTTTTGCATCTTATCTACAAAGAAACCTTCAATACTAAAGCCTTTGACCTTCCCTGTTTTCACATAGTCATTCCAAACATCATCATTGTTAACTTTAATTGACCCCATCCAAGTTCCGACTGGAACATTTAAGTTGTATTTTCTAGACTTGTCAAATTTAGTATCTTCAACTATCCAGCTTTCAACTAAGGTTAGTCCATTAAGTTCGTGTTGGTGTTCTAGTGTTGAATTATTTTGGTTTCCATTTTTAAGGTATAACTGAGATGCTTTTTCTACTGTATCTTTTGAGAAATAAATATAGTAATCCCCCTCATCCCCTGTTCTGAAAATAGGTTTATTAGGAATTAATAAAGCACCCATTAATATTTTTTTATCTTTTGAAACTTCAGCTAGTTTAATTTCATCAGATTTTAAAGCTAAAAAATTTTCCTCGATGGCTGGGTTTTCTACAATTGATATTGCATCAATCCCCATAATGTTCTGAGCTTCATCTAAAATTAATTCAATGATTTTCATAATAGTATAACGTATTTAATTTACAATTTTGTATTTATCCAATAGAAGCTCCATCAACAATGTTTCTTTCAAGGCTTTGAGCAGTTGTAACATCATTGCTTACTACGTAAGCCTGTACTGGTTCTGAGCTCTGTTCTCCAATAGCACCTGCTAGTTGATTAAACCCTGATGACGCAACAGAATCTAAAGACGGAGGTGGTGGTGCTGCTGCTGGAGTAATTGATAGTGGTGCAATTTCTGTTCCACCACTATTGCCACCTCCTGCTGCTGCTGCTGCTGCTTTAGTCGCACCCATTGCTCCTTTTACAGCACTCATAATACTTGCTCCAGTTAATAGAGCTGTTAATATAAATGGAATATTCCAAGGGGGTGGTGCTGCATTTGCACCTTTCGCTACCGACCCTGTAACTTCAACACCTGCTTCACTTCCTTTTATAGCTGCATTAAGAACTGCATTTTTAGCTTTTAGAATTGTAGCCTTTGCATCCATTATAAATTCTTTAGCTAATATTAATTGTTTTGCCAATAATAAGACCTTGCCTAATTTTGATTCTGCTCCTGCTAAAGCAACTGCATTTTGAAATGTGGCTTCTCTTTGTGCCATTCTTTGTTCTTCTATTGCTTTTTCTGCATCTACTATTTGTTGTTTTCTTTCTAATTCTGCAATATCTGCTGCCTCTTGTTTTGCTTTGTCTGCTGCAATTTCTTCATCCTTTAATAATTTAGCCTCTTTTTCGTCTGCTATTTCTTGGTCTTTAATAGCTTTTAATGCAGCAGCTTCTGACGACCTCAATGCAATAAGTTGTGTTGTAACTTCTTTTGCTTTTGTAAGTTTAGCAGTTTCTAACTGAATCATTTGAGCCTTCAAAGCAGCTTCTTCGTCTAAGTCCTCTTTTGTAGAACCAGCTAACGCATTCTCGGCAACTTTCGCATCATATCTTAATTTAGCTGCTGCTATTTCTTTATTAGTTATTTCTTCTTCTAGTCTTCCAGCTTCTTTTAAAAATTCAATCCTTTGTTCTGCAGTAAATTTCTCTGTATCTACAGCCTTCTCTAATAAGTCTGCCCTTTCTCTATCGGCTAAAGCTCTATCAATTTGTAATTGCCTTTCAACCTTGTCAGCTTTGGCTCTCATATCAGCAATTTGTCCTGCTACTTTACCTTCTTCAACTATTTCTTTTACAAAACCTTTAACTCCTTCAGTTGCTTTTTCTATAGAATTTTCAACTCCTGTTAATACATCTACATAAGAACTCCCTGCACTTTTAGCAGCATCCATCGCTCCTGAAAAATCTCCTTCAAATACTTTCTTAATTGCTGAACCTAAAAATCCAACTGTATCTATTGCTGCATTAAATCTGTTTATTATTTGTGATTTAATTAATTCAACAAAACTGGTTAAGGCTTCTCGTGGGCTAGTAAATACCCATATTAATTTATCTCCTAATCCTGCCAGTATGTCTATTAGGTTACCAGTAATAGAGCCCATAATGCCCATTATTTTATTGAGCTTATTTTGTCCTTCTTCTGTACTTGTAAAGGCTGCTGCTAAAGACGTAACTGCAATAACTAAAGCCCCAATCCCTGTTGCAATTATCGCCCCCTTCATTGTTTTCAATCCTGTAATAGCTCCTTTTACTGAAGTTAAAACCCCCTTGAAACCAGATATCATTCCTCCAGTCATTTGGTCTCCAGCATTTTCAATGCCTCCTAAATCAGCTTGAGTTTGTTCTAGCCCTTCATTCAGACTATCAACATTTGCTTCTGCCCCTTTTGTGTTTACTTTTAAATTATATTCTTTAGTTACTGAAGCCATTTGATTTCTCTTTTAATTTGTTTCCATCCAGACTTAAAGCTTTTAGGCAAAGCATACTTACCCTGTGCTATTCTGATGTTCTCTGTTTCTCCTTTCGAAACTTGTAATAAATCTATTATGTTTTTTATCATACTATGTTTAATAATTCTAAACTGCTCTTGCCAGTTGTTAGGTCAGTTTTTAGACTGTTAATTCTATATGTATAGTTATTTAACGAAATTTTATCGTTCAATTTTAAATTATATATCATTTTTAATGGCAAACGAGCATTTACTTTTGTAATTCTTCGTTTATTATTAAACACATCTACGATATATGTC